CTTTAGCAGCTTCTTTAGTGATTGCATTGTTTTTAAGTTCAACAATAATCTTATCAACTGCTTGTTCGGCCATGTCCCATGCCCAATTTTTAACTTTACTCATAGTGTTTTTCTCCTTTGTTATTAATTATTATATCAAAAATCTGAAGCAGAGTCAAGTAATTTCTTTTCTTAGCTTCGTCAATTCTTTCTTTTAGTGTTTTTTTCTTTATCATATACACATAATATACCATAGTCCCATGCGTAAAGCAAGCACTTTTTTAACTTTTTTTGATTTTTTTTTGAAGCCTGGTAACGATTTCAGAGCTGCGTCAAAATGCACAGCCCTATTTCCATGCGTTTTTTACCCATTCCTGCTCGGATTCATGTGGATTTGGCTGTCCGTGAAACACGGTTACCAACGATTCGCCATTATGTTCGTATGTCATGTCTTGTCTGGAGTATCTATTACCTTTTCTATCGTACCACTTATATGATTGTGTCCACGAATCAGGAAATGAATCACATCCAGGAGTATTCTTAATAAAGTCAGATATTAGGTTTTGGTCACCAGGAAACCGTCTTAATAGATTAGGTCTATCATTCATAAATTTGTGCCATATTCTGCCGTGTAGTTTGTCATTCTTAAATCTAAAGATACTAGAATTCCAAATCTTAGTTGTAGGATTAAAGTCATTCATACCTACAAAATCAGCCTCTGGTTTATATGTAAAGAAACAATCAATGTTCTCTGTAATTACTACATCTAAATCCATGTACAAAGTATTACCTTTTAGTTCTACATCAGGATGAAACAATTGTAGTTTATTCCACCACCCTTGTAAATCATTTTCTGGAAACTTTCTAATGTCTATATCACCCTCGACCATCTTATGCATTTTAACATGGTCAGTAAATACAACAAAATTTATAGGAAGTGTGGTGTTTCTTTTCACCATATTGTAGAGTTTTTGAACATACTCTACGGCATACTTATCACCATAACAAACACAAGCAAAATTCATATCATCAACCAATTGTACATTGCCCTCATACTTAAAATTAAATACATTAATTCCATAAGTGCTCTTGGCCAATCTCTATCTTTGTAACCAAAATACACCCACATAACACAGGCTATTACACTTAATAACCAACCAACCCATTGCGTAGCAATGTTAGCACTTGATAAGATATAAACAGAAGCTACTGCTAAACCAAATCCTATCCAACGCTCTGGTACTGTACCTTTAAAATATCGAAAGCTAAGCCATCTTCTATTTCTTGTATTGTAAACTGGTGATTTGTTGTCATGTTTAGCCATTCTTGCACCGTCTTTCTACCTGGTTTAAAAGGTTTTTCAATCAAGTTAATTTTACGACTTGTTACCAGAGAGGCCACATTTCTTTGATGTGTGAAACCTGGTGTCATATTTAGGATGCCATCAATTGCTGATAATGACATATTTGTCACAACACACCACGCATTTTTTATATAGTCTTTAATATCTGTACCCCAAAACTCATTGTTAGGTCTTGGTTTATTTCTAACTTTAATTGGTCTATCAGTATGTTTTCTTACTTCTTCACCAACTTGCTTTATCCACTCTTCTTGTGAAATACCATTGATGTGATATGTAACAGTAGGTGATGAAGGACATAATAACACATAATCGCCACTATCACGCCAGCCTTTAAATTCTGCGTCTATGCCTTGTTTGATTAAAACATTCCACCTATCGGGACTAACAACATGAAATTTATTAGTGTGAATACCACCTTTACATATTCTAAAATAAGTTTTATCGTAATTGTGTATAATTGGTTCAGGATATCTAGTAATCTGTTCAGTAATGTATCCTACATCTACATACCACCACTCTTCACCTTTTCTTTCACACTCTGCAATCTCTGGAATATTTTTACCTGCTAAACCCCAAAAGAAGTGAATATCTTTACCCTCATCTTTCCAGCCTTTTTCAATTGCTGGCCATAGTTGGTGAGATAAACATTTGTCCCATGCTATCTTATGTGTAATAATCATACTTGTAACCTATCTACTACCTCTTTTGCTAAACCACTTTTTATTTCTTCCATTGTAAATTGACATGAAAGTAAACTATCTATCCATTGTTGTATTAAATCTTCATCAGGATAATATGGCGTTTCAATATTTTCTATCATACACTCTGATACCTCATTAGCTGCTGACACACTATTACAAAAACTAGGTACACCATTTAATACTGCCTCAATGGCAGCTGTTGATTGATAAGATACCACAGCATGACAATTTTCTAATTGTTGACTTAAAGATTTTTTTTCATCTTTCTTTCTAACAATAATATTTCTGTCGGTGTATTTTTGTAATTCAACAATCATACTATCAATCCACATTTTTTCATCACCTAAATCGTATAATCTACATACTGCCTGAGTAGGTGGACATATTAATATATGTTCGCCTCCACCATTGTATGGTTTTCTATCAATTGGTTTATACTTTTTAATTCTTTTTAAATCTTCTCTATCAGGTTCTAATATAAAGTTCATTTGCATTTGAGATTTTATAACTCTATACAAAACACCATTAGGTCCTGGTTGATAATTTCTAGTAGCACCAAAGTAAGCATGGTCCATATAATAAAAAGGGTGTAATCTTTTCTGACATTCCCATATGATTTGTTCAGTACCTCTTAAAGTACCTACAACTGCAACAGGATTTTTAGTCCACTTTTTCATATCAAAAGTAGGCCATTCACCAACCTCAAAGGGTTTTATACCCGTTTTACTATTTGTATGTACAGAATCACAAAACGCTTTGATAAATTCGTCTTTACCTGTACTTGTACAAAATCCCTCAACCATTACACTCTTCTTTGTTTATAAACCAGTCTTGTGAATAATCACAATCTTTATATTCCTCAAACCAAGGTCCACCTTTTGTATAGTGAACATTTTTTACATCTTCTTTAAATTCATACTCACCTACTAACCAGTTCCACTCTAAAGGCAACTCTCCGATAAGATGGTCGCCTTCCAACCACTTAAATTGATGTAGTTCTAAACCACTAGCTTTGTTTACATAATCTGGTGTCAATGTAGTACACTTCTTACAATTCATTAACATGAAACTTGACCAGTTCTTTTTAGGATATGCTGTTTGTGTTTGGCCTAAAAACTTTGTTTTCTCTTTTGGTACATAGTCATGTTTACAAACTTGAATCGCTTTACTATCATCTCTCATTCGCCATAATTCAGCAACATCTTCAAACATTAACATATCACAATCCATAAACAATGCCCAACCTTGATAATTCATAAGGTGAGGTATCATAAATCTACTAAAAGAAAACTCTGTACTAGACAAACTATTTCTTTCTCTCACAAAATCGTCTCTTAAATTATTTAACGCAATCGGTGTAATTGCCACAGGCTTTGTACTATTTTGAATAATACTATGTGATAACACATTATAAGCCACCCTTTCTTTACTATCGTAACCGATAAAAATATTAATCATCCTCTAAACTCCTTACTTCTACCTTTTAGTTTTCTTTCTTTACCTTTTGTATGGTCGTAAAAATTGCCTAACACAGACCTGGCCTGTACATGTCCACCTTTATTATCGCCTATATTTAGATTTTTTACTCGTCTCTTTCCTTCAAATCTTAATCGTATATAGTCCCAAACATAACTATCATGTTGTTCATCTAAATTATATATCTCATCACTATCATACATTTTTTTCATTTCAGCTGCATAGTTTAGGGTTTCAGGATGTTTCATATTAAAACCTAAAAAACCACACTCACTATATTGTTGACCTCTTCCTAGATAAGTCATCATTTTATCTGGTGAATATAATCTTGTTCTTACAAAATCTTCGGTCATTTCTTTATAGAATACACTATCAGCGTCTATTCCAATTATATAATTGTAATCTGTTTCATTTAATATAGCATGTGTATATGCATAAACTTTATAACAAAACCTTACACCATCAATATAAAATCCTTCAGGTGTATCAGGTATAAATTTTGATTTGTTTCTATCTACAAAAGCTTTACATTCTGGTATCAAATCAAACATATCTTCATCTTCATTGTAAACTTTTAAATCAAATTTCCAATTGTAAGTGTTTTTAAATCTATGAGCATACTCTTTATATAATTTATTATTATATGATGTAACAACTAAAATTTTCATACTGACACCTTAAATACCTTTTTCCATACTGCAAAGTTTAATATTAAAAACAATTCTTTTTGTGCTAATAGACCAGGTCCTGCCTTGTGGCCTTCCATTATGTCTGCATGGTCTTTGTTATTTAAATACCTTTTCTCAATATCTGTATTATCAAATTCAAAGAGTTCTTGTAATTCTTTATCTTGTAAAACACTTCTAATATAATCTTTTAAAATGCCTGTATCTGGTGCTGGGTGCCATTCTCTAACTTCTCCCCAACTACCTATTAATATTTCATCTGTAGGAAATCTCCAACCTGTTTTAGGATGGTTAATAATATATTGTGGTAATTTTCCTGCGTAAGCTGATTTTTGTAATTTTTTATTATACAATGTAGGATTTTGTGTAAATTTTTCATGTACTTTTAATTTACTAGGTATACCTCTAATATAATCTCTAATAGTTTTATTCATATAAGGAAATCTTCCTTCCATACTAAATGCCATACCTAACTTATCATTTCTTATAAAAAAATCTTCAGCTAAATTGGTTAAACTCTCTATATATAAAAAATCATTTAACTTATCACCTGTCATAGGTTTTGTAGGCAACCATTCATACATGTAATCCATTAAGTCATCTACAGTACAAGATAGTTCATTATTCTTTAATATTTTGTTCTTACCACACAGTCTTGTAATATTTGTTTTCCAATCAGGATTTAAATGATGTTTATAACCTGCAAACAATTCATCACCACCATCACCAGCTAATGTAATAGTAATATTATTTTTTGCTAAAAACTTATTTGTGTTGTAATAAGAAGGAAAAGATTTACCTTGTCTAGGTTCTTCTAATGCATAAAAAGTATCTTCTAATGCGTCAACATAATCATTTTGAGATTGAAACAAGGCATGATTTTCAACCTTTAAATCACTTGCTAAACCTTTTGCAATTTTACTATCTTCATTTAATCTACTATAAGGGTCAATCGTATCAAATGCTGTAGTAAATGTTTTTGGTTTTACATTTAAACTTAACATCTCATATAAAATTGATGTGCTGTCCATACCACCAGATAAAAACAGACCAATATTTCTACGACCCATTAAAGTTTGTTTTACACTTTTATTAATTCTTTCTTGTACTTCTTCTAAATGTAAACCTTTAAAGTTATATTGATAGTTATTAAGATTTCTACTTTCAATAACATTACCCTCTATCACATCATATATTCTAACTTCACCAGGCACTAACTTTTGTATGCCTTCAAACATAGTAAGGTAACCTGAATTATATCCTAGTTTGTGATAGTGTGATAAGGCCTTTTTATTAACTCGTCTTTCAAAACCAACTTCTAATAAAGATTTAATTTCTGAAGAAAAATGAATTGTATGATTATGAAAACCATAATAAACTGGTTTTATACCATTACTATCTCTTGCTAGTATTAATTGTTTTGTGATTTTATTGTAACAAGCAAGACCAAACATGCCGTCTAGTTTATCTAAAAAACTATGACCATATTTTGTTATGCCTTTTATGATGACTTCGGTATCTGTATTTGTATCTAAATCAAACTCTTTACCTAGTTCTTTGTAATTATATATTTCACCATTATAAACTAATACTAGATTTTCATATATCCACGGTTGTTTTGAGTTAACTTCTTCATCTACAATAGAAAGGAGATTGTGACCTAATGTAATGAAGTCATCATGCCAAGCACCATCACCATCAGGACCTCTGTGGTGCGCTTTATCAACCATCTTTTCAATGGCTGTAATATCTCTTTTAAATATACCGTGAATGGCACACATTTAATCAGACCATTTTGTAAATATAGTTTCTTTTCTTTTGTTACCTCGTCTAACATATCCAACACCACTTAAAACATTAACAATATCATCATGGTACTGTTTTTCTTGTGGATTTCTACAAGGTAATTCTAAACACAATACAGCATTATGCCTACTTAATAAATCTAGTCCACCATTAACAATTTCTTTTTCATGTTCTTGACAATCAACTTTAATAAAACCAATATCTTTGCCATCAAATTCACTAACATAATCATCTAACATTTTTACATCTGTATAAGTTTTGTTTAGTTGTTCTTCTTTCAAAGTTCTAATAGAATTGCCATGTGTAACTCCATGTGCAAGTAAACTTATATTACCACTTTCATCAGGACTAGAAAATAAAACAGCATTCTCTTCTTGATGGTCTGATAATGCAACTTCTTCCATGTGCCAATTATCAAACTCTTTCATGTTTTCCCTATAACATTCTAAGTTTTCTGGATGTGGTTCAAATGCTGTCACAGATTTAAATTTTCTACATAAATCTTGCGACCAAAAACCAATATTGCCACCAATATCTAATGCAAAGTTCCAGTCTTTTACAAAACTTAATGCAAAATCTCTTTGTTCTTTTTGATAATGCCATGTACCGTTGTGTTCAGTTAACATGGCTTCATAGTGATTGTCCCAATTGGGCAACTGCCACCCTTTTATATTTTTCATGTCATCTCCTTAAAACATAATTTGTTTCAGTATCACTTAACTTATAAGTCATACTTTCATCTATTTTAAAACCATAATCTATTAAAGGTTTTAGTGTATCTATAGTAGTTACTTCTACTAATATTGACTTGACAGTTTTTAAAGTATTAGTCATGCCTGCAATAACTAAATCCTCTAAACCATCTACATCTAGTTTTATATAGTCAGGTTCAAAATTATAACTATCTAAATCTAAAACTACGGTGCCTTGTACATATTGGCCTGTGGCACTCACATTATTATGTGATTGTGCTGGTACAATTGATAATAAACTAATTGATGATTTTTCTGGCGAAAATGGTTTATCAAGTAAAGCTACAGGATACGCTCTAACATAACTTGATAAATCATTTATAACTATGTTTGTGTTTAAATCAGCAAAGTTTTGTGCATGAGGTTCAAATGCAAAAACACTAACACCTTTTTTGCCTGCATATAAACTATAAACACCAATGTTTGCTCCTATATCAATTAGAGTTTCACCTTCTTTCATCTCATTTAGCCACTTTATGGTATTTGGTTCTTTTGTATAATAACTACTCATTCTTTTTTTAATTAATCTATTGTAATTATCATACTTAAACTTTATACCAGCCACCTCTTGGTACTCAACAGCCCAATCTAATTTAGTTTTATCATTATTCCAAAACTCAATCATTTTTTAAAATTACCACATTAAATATTTGTCTATTTAAATCACTATTTACTTTTGTTACACCATGCCAACCGTTTTCTACATTCTTAAACAGTAATGATGTATTACCTGTATTTGAATAAGATATATGTTCTTTGAAATCTGTAAATTCGGGATTTAAATTTTCTACTAATTTACCTTTATAAAATACTGTTTGACCACCACAATTATCGTCCCAACCATCTGGCATGAAATATATTAAGTGACTACCATATTTACCTGCACTATCAACATGAGGTGATACATCTTGTCCACCTTTTGTCAAATGCCAATCAAATCTATATTTAAAATTATTGTCTGGTATTTCTAGTGTTTCTTTTATCCAATCAGAATATTCTTTACTACTAAAAATTTTATCTACAAAATAATCCCATGTTTCAGATAATTGATATCTGCGTATTTTATATTGGTTAAAATATGGACTATCAGGCCATGGCGAATAACACATAAACTTTCGTAAATGTGGTCTTTGTCCGTGTTTTCTAGGTTTTATGTGGCCTTCATCTTTAAATAAACTTTCATCTGGCCATTCATCTCTTAAATCTTCCCAATGTTTTACAAACCCATGAATAAATTTATGAGGCGCATAACCATCACTAGTTAGTTTATTATCTGGAATAATTATCATAACCAACCTTTTGTATAAAATAACTATCTGCAATATCTGATATAGGGTTACCTACTTTTTCTGTATCAAATATTTGTTTCAAATCAATGTTAGTTTCTTTTACAAATGCCTCGTACATCATGTCTTTGTCTGCGTTACCTTTGCCTGTAGCACCTTTTTTAACAACGCTTGGTACAACGGTATTATATGTGTAACCTTTTTCGAGAAGTCTATATTTGAGTATGCCACAATTTTCAGCGATTTGAAAAAGACCTTGGCCTTTAGAACCAAAAGAATAACCCTCAATGTAAATTTCAGGATTAACAAGCGAACCGATAATGTCAAACACAAAATCAGAGATGTAAGTAAATCTTTGTATAGGGTCAGTCCACTCTTTATGTTCATAACCAATTATATCCTCACTCATTTGACCAATCCACTTTTTCTTATTTGTTAGATAATAAAACATCAAGTTTCCATTATCTAAACAAACAGCTGGACTTGTTAAACTATAATCAATCCCAATTGTCGTCTTCGTTTTCGTTAGTCCAGACTTCTTCTGATTGGTCTTCTTCATTTTCTACCTCATATCCACAAAATGGGCATGTAAGAGGTTCTAAATCTTGCTCTTCAATATCCCATTGTACGGTATATTTAGTCTCACATGAGGAACACTTTTTGATTGCTTTTTCCATTATAGTTTAAATGCTTTGAATTGGTCCTTTTTAACATCTTGTTTAATACCACCAATAACATAGGACTCAATTTCTGTTTCTTGTGGTGCGTTTTGTGTACCCTTTGAATTCAACCAATGGTCTACCCACGGTAGAGGGTTTGATTTTTGTTCGTATCTTGGTTCTAGTCCGATACTTTTCATTCGTCTGTTCGCCATGTATTCTACAAATTGGTGTAACAGTTTTTCTGATAATCCAATCATACTTCCTTGAGAAAATAGATGTGTTGCCCAACGCTTTTCCTCCTGTAATGCGTCATCATACATTTTGTAAACTTCTTGTTCTAATTCTTTTCTAATCTTTAACATATCTTTGTCATCATTACGGTCATGCCAGTTATTGATAACTGTTTGTGACATTGCAAGATGTTGACTTTCATCTCTTGCAATAAAAGAAATAATCTTAGCAGAACCTTCAAGTAATTTAAGTTCACCAAATGCAAACGAACAAGCAAACGATACATAGAATCTAAGGCCTTCTAAAATGTTTACAGTTACCATTGCAAGATACATTTTCTTTTTAAGTTCATAAAGGTCAACTTTACTCTTATCTAAATGCCATCTATAACCTAATTCAATTAATTCATCATAGGTTTGTGTAACTGATTTACTTCTCTTTTCAATCTTTTCATCTTCAATAAT